CCGGGCCCTGCTCGACGGCTGCTGCCGCTTCCTCTGCTGCCGGAGCGGCTGCGGCGAGCGTCTCTGCGTTGGAGAGCTGCGCCTTTACTGCGGCGAGCCGGTTGCCCTTGTCGGTAATGTCGGCCCCCGTGGCCGATGCTTCTTGCTCCTTGGCCTCCGCCTGCTTGGTGAGTTCCTCTCGCATGGCCTCGCTGCGCTGCGCGGCGGCGATGGCCGTCTCGAGGGTCTCTGCCTCTTTCTGTGCGGCGGAGATTTTGTCGTCGTACTGCCCGAGCTCAGCTTCGAGCTCTGCCTTCGCGGCGATTTGCTCCTCGAGGATGGAGAGGCGCTCGCGGGTAGCGGCAATCTTCCGGCGCTGCTCGCTGGCCCCGTCCTTGGCAAGGTCTTCGAGCCGGCCATAGATGTCCAGCCCGAGGAGGGCCGAGAGAACTTCCATACGCCTGTCACTGCTGGCCTCGAGGAATAGGCCGTAGGCGTCCTGCCGGATGAGCGCCACGGAGCAGAAGGTGTTGCAGTCCATTCCGAGGACGCGCTCGATGCGGGCCTGCGTCAGCTTCATGGTGGTGTCGCTTTCGTCCAGCCATTCGCCGGTCTCGGGGTCGCGCCGGTGGATGGCGAGTGTGCCGCGTCCGCTCTTGGTTCTGGTGCGGATGACGCGATAGGTCTCTGCCCCCATGCCGAAGGTGAAAGTGATGGCCCCGCTCTTGGTGCCGTCCCGCACCCAGCCGCCGATGTCTTCCTTTCGGGTCTGCTCATAGAGGCAGTCGGCTATGGCATCCATAAAGAGGCTGCTCTTGCCGACGCCGTTCTGCCCGTTCACCATAGCCATGTGAACGTCCGAAAAGTCGAATTCCGCCTCGGTGTAGCTGCGGTAGTTCTTGACCTCGATGGAGATGGGGGCGAAGTTGCCGGTGCGCTTGTCGGCGTCCCTGCCGTCGTCTGCCTTCTTGATGAGCGGGGCAGCGAGCTCCATGAGCCGGGCCGCCTCCTCCGGCGCGACCTCGAGCTTCTTGAGGTAGCGTTCGAGGGCCTCTGTGGGGCCTTCGTGCTCCGTGACCTCGCTTTCGCCGGCGACGTCTTCGACGTCCTCCGGGAGCACCTCTGCGACATAGAACGCGCCCGCCGCCAGCAGTTTCTTTTGCAGGTCGGCTCTGTTGAGAGCCTTTTCCTGCTCTGCGGTGCAGTTGTAGCGGACGCGGACGATGGCGTCCTTGAGCGGCTCCGGCGCTTCCGGGAGCTCTCCGCTGGCCGTGAAGGCGGTGACGTCCTCCGGCCCCATGCGGTAGGTGTAGTGCTGACGCTCCGGCGTCTGGTCGAACTTTGTCTCAACTGCGGTGCCGGGTTCTCCAACGGGGGAGGTGTAAATCCGATGGAGCCAGAAGCCGTGCTTGACACCTTCGTCGTTGAAGTTGAGCTGATTGGGGCTGCCGCAGTAATAGGCCGGGGTATTGCACGGGAGTTTCTGCGGGCGGTGGATATGCCCGAAACAGGCGAGGTCTACGCCGGTGCTGTCGATGGTCGAAGGGAGTATGACAACGTCCTGCCCCGCGAGGAAGGTGCTGCCGTTGTCGGCCTCGCTGCCGGCGACGGTGTAATGGGCCACGAGGATGCTCGGGATGCTCTTGTCGAGCTCCGTAGAAAGCCCGAGCAGAACGTCGTTGATGAGCGCGGTAGCGTTGCGGTTCTCGGTCTCCTTGTCCGCTCCGGGGCAGAACAGCCGCAGGCGGCCTTTGTCGAAGCCGGGGAGGGCCAAAATCTGAACCGGCCCGGCGCTGGTGGTGAGTTTCTCGACGCCCGGCGCGGTGTAGATGTGGAGGTTCTTTTCGTCCTTGGTGATTTCCCGCACAGTCTCGAAGGCGCGGGGATTGTCGTGGTTCTCGGTGCCGAACAGCAGGACGATGTGCTCGCTGCTGCGGCACAGAGGTCGGATGAATTCGGTGATGGCGTCGTTCACGTCGTCGAGGGCGGTGTCGGCCCAGACGCGGGAGCGGTTGAACAGGTCTCCGGCGATGATGGTGACGTTCGGCGTCTCCGTCGCGGCCCGCTGCGCGATGTACTTCATGCAGGCGATGGTGTCCTGTCTGCGGGCGTTTTTACCGTCCCGAACCGGCCCCGTAAGGTCTCCGAGGTGGATGTCGGCGGTGTGCAAAATCTTCATGTAAATCCCCCTTTAGCGAATGGTCATAGAGAGGTTGTAGATATACTGGCCGCATCTGACGCAGCGGTCTTTCTTCCTCCAAAATCCAAGTTTTTTCATTCCCCGGACGCTGCCGGTGTGGTGGATAGACGGATGGCGGTCTTTCTGTGCTTGGGTGAGGCGTTCGTACTTCATGACGGGGCTCCCTTCTTTTCGGAGGCGACGGTGAGGGCCACGGCGAGCTCATTGAGCATATCTCTGATGGCCTCGGCGTCCTCGACGAGCTCGCGGGCCGTGGCCGGGACACCGTTCTTCCCGCGCCCCTCAATCCAGAGCTCAACGTGCTCATCTACGTCGAAGCCGTCGGCGTACTCACGGACGTTCTTGACGAAATTCCCCTTCTGAACGCCGAAGATGAAGTCTTCTCCGGCGGGTGAATACTTTTCGAGCTCCACATAGTCTTCCTCCGGGTCATCGTGGACGCGCCAGTCGAGCGCCTCGCATACGGCGATGTGCTGCTCCGTCATGCTTATCGGCCTCCTCTCGCGGCCTTCTCCGCCTTCTGGCAGCGGGTGCAGAGGCAGCGTCCGAACTTGCGCTCGCTGTACCCTTTGATGTTCTCGGGCGTCCAGATGCGTCCGTCCTTTGCTCTGGTCTCGACGATTTGCTCTCCGCAGTCGTCGCAGAAGATGGCGTCCGGGTCATCGAAGTCCGGGGCGTCGTCCGGCTCCTCCGGCATACTTCCGGCCTCGTAACCGCCGTCGGCTCCGTCGTCCGGGATGACCTCTGCCGTCGTCTGGGCCGCCGGGAGGGCCGCTCTCGGTGCTCCCGCGCCCTCGAACAGCATCCCCATCGACTGCAAGTAGTTGGAGGCGACGGCCTCCTTGATTTCCGGGGCGTCGAGGTTGGGGACGACATGCGCGATGATGAAGGGCTTGCGAAGCTCCGGGAGGGAGTAGGTCGCCGCGAGGCCGAGGGCTGCGCGGAGCGCCCGCATGAATGCCTTGCTTTCTGCCATCGCCGTCCGATGTGGGAGGAACCGCTTGTATTGGGCCTCCGTCATGCTCTCCTTTTCGGCTGCACAGTCGATTTCCTTCGTCGCCTTCATGAGGCGGAAGCCGCCGGAAGGCTCCGGGACGCGGATGGTAACGGTGACGGCCACGTCGTAGCGGGCCGGGCAGGTGCCGCAGGCTTTGGGCTTCCCGACGGCGCGGGCCATGTCTACGCACCTCTTACAGCCGTCCGTCATGCCGCTCTCGGTCTCGACGATGCTGATGTTGGCCGCTGCGGCCAGCTTCATGCCGCCGACCTTGGTAATGGCGTACTTGCCGCTGCTCTTTTCTCGGTAGATGTCCTTGCTGTTCTCTGGGTCTGCCACGTCGAGCTGCACCTTGTTCACGATGATGCGCTGCAGGTTGCTCATGACCTGCATGGTGGTGACGGGGATGAGGACATTGAACTTGTCCGGGGGGTATTCATTGAGCTGGACGATGGTGCCAGTGATGTTGTTGTTCATGGTGGTCTCCTTCCTTGACACACGGCCTTCACCGTGCTATACTGACCGTAGTTTCATTTTACAAGGGCCGTTTCCGTTGCAGCGGGGCGGCTCTTTTCCGTCTCTCGGCTCATCGCCCAGAGAAGCATATCGGTAATAGTCTCCTCGAGGGAGCGCAGAAACGCGAGTGCGGTGTCGAAGTCTGCGCGTTCCATGTGGTCTACAATTCCGTCGTCGGCAATGCTTTCGAGCTTGTCGGCGATTTCTTTTGCCTTCTGGAGCCTCTGGCTGACGCGAAGGGCGGCCCACGGAAGGTCGCGGTCTACTGCCCGCTTGCCGGTCTTCTTTCCGACGGGGCAGCTCGCGCAGTAGCGGAGCATGATGTCGGGCCTCTGGTAGCCCTCCGCATATCGGATGATGTCGTCCGGGGAGACAGGTACGTCGCCTCGCTCATGCCGCCCTATGGTCTCGGGCGAGTAGTTGAGCTTGATGGCCGCCGTGTCTCGTGACGCATATCCGGCCTGCAAACGTGCATCGCGGAGGTAACTTTGGGTAGCGGATGCTGCGGTTGTTGCCACGCTGTTTCCCTCCTTTCTGGGGTATAATTGGGTTGAACTTGAGGGAGGGCTCTCAACAGCCATAGCGCCCGAGGGGCGTCACGGTGGCGGTTGCCATCCAGTCCTCGACGGTGCTGCCGGTGTCCGTTCGGATTGTCCAGTGCGTGTTGTGCGCCGTCTTGAACGTGCCGGAGAAATGCCGGAGGAGGTGAAGCATTCCGGGGTCGTCTTGGTCTACCCAGAGGGAGAAGTTCGGGTATCTCGAGCCCTCTGCTTTCTCGAGCTCATAGACGTGCCTATAAACCGCTTCCCGGCGAGCCGTCATATCCGGGTCGTATTGGAATTCATCGCCGTAGTTGAGGCGCTCTGTGCCTTTTGGGGAATATCCGTCCCGGAATACGCGGTAGCCGCCCAAGTCCGGGCAAACCGCAACGGCGTCGAAACTGGCTCCGAGGTCGTTCACAAACTTCAAAATGCTCTCGAGGGTGTAGCCGATGCGGGCCCTACGCTCGAACGGGAGGATGTGCCGGTTGCAGTCGTCGTTTCTGTCGTCGTCGGTGACGTAGTGAAGGTAGTCAATCCAGCCGTAGTAGGTAGGCTCGAGGCCGAGCTTCTTGTTTTCCTTGCCGATAGTGCCGCAGATGATTTCGAGGTAGACCGCTGCGGCCCCGTCGTGAGGCTCCCTGCAAGAGCATCGTGGGTGTTTCTTCTCGGGGTCGAGGTGGAATGCGGTGCGGATGCGGCAGTTGCCGATGGTGGCCTTGCTGCTGTCTGCTCCGCTCCATCCAGCTCCCTCGAAATAGAGGGTCTTGCTCATCTCACTGCCCTCCTTTATCGACGGATGGATGCCGGGGGCGGAGTGGTCTTGCCGATGAAGCAGTTGCCGCAGTACTTCCAGTTCTGGCCCTCCTTGACGAAGGTTGGGAAGGTGCCGCGCCAATGGCCGGTCTCCGGGTCAAATTCATGGCTGTACGGCTCGCCGACCTGCAGGAAGCCGTGCTCCATCTTGGCGGGAGGGAGGACGTCGCGCATATCATCGACGATGCGCTCCTCGACGTAGTCTCCGGGCTGCGCCGCCTTGCTAAAGTCCCCGGCGGCCTCCCAGTCCGCATAGGTCACGATGCGCCGCTCGCTCTCCTCCGGCTGCTGCTTGCAGTCGCAAATCTCTCCGGGGTCGAGGGCCGCTCCGCAGTGGTCGCAGAAATAGTTGTGCATGGTCTGGTCTCCTTTCGTCTCTGATGGCCCCCGATGGCCGTCCAGCCGCGAAGCTGCCAACCGAACAAGGGGGCGATGATGATGTAAACGGGAATAAAAATCTCTCCGCCGGGGAGGCCGGTGCGGGCCCCGAGGGCGTCGATGCCGAGGATGATGAGCCGGGCCGCGACGGCCCCAATGAGGATGATGAAGGTCATGCGGTAGAAGGGTGCGAGGCGCTTACTGGCCTGCCGCCTTGCGCGTCGCCTTGGTCTTTCCATTGTGCTCTCTCCTTTCCTTGGTCTGCCGTGGAGGTTGGTCGAGGAGCTCATCGCCGCAGTAAAATTTCTCACAGAACCGGCGGCGGGGTACTCTCCCGGCGATGGTCTCATAGCCTTCCGCCTCGAGCTCGCGGTTTATCTTCCGCATAATCTGGTAGGCCTTCGACTGTGAGATGCCGAGGATTTGCATGACGTCCTCCACGAAAAGAAATTTCGCTGTGGTGCTTCTCATCGTGGGTGCGCTCCTCTCTTTAGCTGCTGGCCTTCTGGGCCTCGTAGTCCGCCATGAACTGGCGAACCTTGGGGATGAGCTCATGCCCGGCGCAGCGGCCAGTCGTACACTCGATGAGGGTGCTGCGCTTGACGTCTGCGCCGGTTGCGACATCCCGATAGGTGAGGCCGTAGGTGGCACAGAAGGCCATGAGCTCGACGCCGAAGTCGTTCTTGGGCTTCTTCCGTACTGCCATTGTGGGGTTTCCTCCTTTCCTTCTTTGTGCGCCTTGCGCGTTTGGTGTTTCTGTGGTAAAATGGTTCAATGGATGGGTGTGTCTGGCCGTTCGTAGTAGGCCGGGTCGTATTTGGCGGTCTGCTTGATGATGAGCTGGAATTCGGAGCCGTCCTCCATCTGAATGAGGACGCCTTTGTCGGTGTCGCTGATGCCTGCGTCCTTGAGGGTCTTGCAGATGGCTACCTTGTTGAGGACGGTGTCCTCAAATCCGTAGAACCGGGCCAGCAGATACCAGAGGCCGTCTTGGATGATTTCTTCGCTCACGGTGTTCACCTCCTCACAAGATGGGCTTGCCCTCGCGCCGGCAGGCGCGGTAGTAGTTGATGAGCATGACGAAGTCTCCGGGGCTGATGAAGGCTTCTTCGTCTGGGATGCTTTCATGGTCGCCGTGCTGGTCTTCGATGACGAGGAGCGTCGCCCCGTCGTGCTGACGCTGCATCAGCTTCATCTTCCGCTGGTTGTTGACCTCGAAAGAGATGGTGTTCATTCGTCGTCGCCCTCCTCAAGGTCTTCCGACGGGATGATGGTGCGCTCGGTGATGTTCCCGTAGGTGTAGCCGTTGTCGTTGCGGAGATAGACGGGGAGGTCTTCGTCGAAGTCCGAGAGGATTTCGATGAGCTCGCCGACGGTGAGGGTCTTGCCGCAGTCGTCCGGGGCGTAGCCGCTCCGGCGGCCTTCGATATAGAGTGCGTTCATGGTGTTCTCCTTTCTGCGGGCCCGGGGCCGGGGCGCCCCGCCCGCCGCGGGTGGCGCCACATTTG